ATTTTAGTTATGAAGCAAGTGTAGCAGCAACTCCATATGTTAAATCGCAATTAGTAAGTGGTGATAGATATGACCTTTTCAAATTTCATACTTTAGGACATGGTAATGTTTATAATACTAAATTTAAGATTGGTATTTCAAACGTTAAAGCAGCGGGTGAAGATGGTTCAACTGATTATTCTACATTTACTGTGACAGTTCGTTCATTTGATGATACTGATAAGAGAAAAGTTGTTTTAGAAACATTTAACAATGTAAACTTAGACCCTGCATCTCCTAACTACATAGCTAGAAGAATTGGTGATAGATACATTACTATTGATAATGATGGTAAAATTACTGAAAATGGTGATTATACAAATCAATCAAAATACATAAGAGTAGAAATAGCTGAAGCGGGTTCATTCCCAATTTCAGCAGCACCATTTGGACATGGAGCATACACTAATCCAATTGAATGTAATACTACTGTGGAAGCTGGTAAAGTACCTGCGGTTGTATATCAAACTTCATCAACAACTAATACATCATCATCTCCAATATATTATGCTGGATATGATTTTGAAACTGAAGGTACTTCTTTAGATAATAAACAATATTTAAAACCAATTCCAGACGGAGCAATTGAAGGGGCAAACACATTGTTCGCATTTGATTCACAATTGGCTTACCAACTAACCGGTTCAGCATCAACTGATATGGTTAAAAGACAATTTGTATTGGCATTTCAAGGTGGATATGATGGTATGAATCCTGCAGTAAAAATTAATTTAGGTTCAAACATAACTGCGGCAAATACACAAGGATTTAATTGTTCAACCGGAACATCATCTGGTACTACTGCATATTTTAGAGCAATAAATGCCGTATCAAATCCAGATGAATACGATATTAACTTAGTTGCAACTCCTGGTATTATTAGAAGCCTACACCCATCTGTAACTACAAAAGTTATTGATATGGTAGAAGCTCGTTCAGACGCATTTTACATTGCCGATTTTACACTTCAGTTCCACCATCGGTATTACTACCTGCTGTATTCGCATCTAACGATAGATTGGCAGCAGAATGGTTCGCACCTGCTGGTTTGAATAGAGGTGGTATCACTGGAGCAGTAAGTGTATTAAATAGACTTACACACTCTGAAAGAGATACTCTATATGAGAACAAAGTAAACCCAATCGCGGCATTCCCTGGACAAGGTATTGTAGCATTTGGACAAAAAACTCTACAAGATAAAGCATCAGCATTGGATAGAATCAACGTAAGAAGATTACTTATCACTGTTAAGAAATTCATCGCATCTACATCTCGTTTCTTAGTGTTCGAACAAAACACTTCTACAACTAGAAATAGATTCTTAAACACCGTAAATCCTTACTTAGAGGGAATCCAACAAAGACAAGGTTTATACGCTTTCAGAGTTGTGATGGATGAATCAAATAACACACCTGATGTGATTGATAGAAATATATTAGCGGGACAAATTTTCTTACAACCGGCTAAGACTGCGGAATTCATCGTAATTGATTTCAACATCTTACCAACTGGAGCATCTTTTAACGCATAATATAAAAAAGAACAAAGTAGATATTTATTAATATAAAATAAAAGGATAATAAAATGGCAGAAGTATTAGAGTTTGACAAGATGTTCTATACGAACTTCGAACCTAAGATGAAAAATAGGTTCATTATGGAAATTGAAGGAATTCCATCATATCTTGTAAAAGCTGCAAATAGACCTACAATTCAATTCGAAAGCGTAAAAATAGACCATATTAACGTATATAGAAAGTTGAAAGGTAAAGGCGAGTGGCAAGATTTGGAAATCACACTATATGACCCAATCGTTCCATCTGGAGCACAAGCGGTAATGGAGTGGGTACGTTTAGGACACGAATCTATTACTGGTAGAGATGGATATGCAGAATTCTATAAAAAAGATGTAGATTTCTATATGTTAGGACCTGTTGGTGATAAGATTGAACAATGGAAATTAAAAGGTGCATTCCCATTAACCGTAAACTTCGGTGATGTGGATATGAGTAACGCTACTGACCCAGCAACAATAACTGTGACTTTAGCATATGATTACGCAATTTTAGAGTTCTAATCAATAAAAATAATAAAAACAAAGGGGAAGCTAAACACTTCCCCTTTTTTATTTCCAAATTTTTAAAATGTATGTATTTATATATACAAACAAAAAATAGACGTTATGAGCGAAAAACAATATGATTTTCCAACGGAAGTATTAGACCTTCCATCACAAGGAAAACTTTATCCAACCGATAATCCGTTATCATCTGGTAGAATTACAATAAAATATATGACTGCAAAAGAGGAAGATATGGATAAATTATTTGAATCAATACTTGTAGATAATGTAAATATAAAAGATATTCTAATAGGCGATAAAAACGCTATTCTATTAGCAACTAGATTATTAGGATATGGTCCAGATTACACATTTAGATTTTATTCGGATAAAACTAATCAATTAATTACAACAACCGTAGATTTATCTCAAATAAAAATTAAAGAAGTTGATTATTCTTTATTTAAAAACAAAAATGAATTTGAATTTGAAACTCCGCAAGGAAAAAACAAATTAACATTTAAACTATTAACACATGGTGATGAACTATTAATAGATAAAGATATCGAAGCGATGAATAAAATCAACAAAGATTTCTCAGGTGATGTTACAACTCGTTTACGTTATATGATTAAGAGTGTTGATGGAAAAACTGATGTGGGGTCTATTAATAAAGATTTAAATGGAATGTTGGCTAGAGATAGCAGAGCATTTAGACAATGTGTTAAAGAAATATCTCCAGATTTAGATATGAAATTTATCTATACACATGAAGATGGTGAGACGGAGGAGGCGTCTATCAGCATGGGGGTTGGGTTTTTTTGGCCTAGCGCCGAATCATAGTGCATTAGTGCATTCTCAAATATTTGATATGGTTCAGTACGGTAATGCATTTAGCGTTATGGAACTATATAAAATGCCAATTCATCTTAGAAATTTTTACTATCAAAAATTGGTAGAAACTAAGAAAAAAGAAGCAGACGAGGTGAAAAAGGTAAATAATCAAAAATCATCGAAAGTTAGGATACGATAAGAAATCCTAACTTTTTGTTTTATAGGATATTTATAAGATATAAACCATATTGACATGAAAAAATATAAGATAAAAAGAAAAAATCTAAAAGAATTTTTTGGATTTTTTGGTTTAAGGAAAAAACCACAAGAAATACAAGATTTAATAGATAATGACCCGGTTTTAAAAAAGCTTGAAAAAGAATTAGCTGCCATAAACTCAAAAGCTAGACAGGAGTTGGAAAGAGATGTTCCACCTGAAAGATTGGCAAAATATAAGAAATTCGGTTGGATTAAATAGAAATTAAATTTAGATGGCTAATCAAGATATACAAAGATTAAGACAGTTAGAAGATGAAATAGCTCAAAGAGAAGAACTTTTACGAAAAGCTCAAGAGCGAAACGATTCTAATACTGTCCAAATTTTACAGCAGCAAATAAATCAAAGAAAAACTTTGATGCAGCAAAGCCAAACTTATCAAGGTTTACAAACTAAAATAAATAAAGAACTTGATAAGGCGCAAATTAGTTTTGCAAAAATGGATTATGCTACAAGAAAAATTCTACAAAATAGTAATGGTATAAATGGAGCTGGTTCAATATTTGCACAAGCAACTGAAAATATAGCAAAAAGAAAAGCTCAAGAAAGTGAATTAACCGGACAACAATTAGAAACATTTAAAGTTACTTCACAGGTATTAGAAAATATAAATAAAAGCTTTACATCACAGGCACAAAGTACTGCAAAAGCATTACAAGATGCACAAGGATTATCACAATTCGATATTGCAAGAAATGAATTAGCCAGTAGACGTGGTGATTTAACACAAAAAGAATATGAGCAAACTTTAGCACAAATTAGTGCAACTGAAAAATTATATCAACAGGAAGAAAGATTAAAGGAAATAAAAAAACAACAACAAGGAATTTTAGGAATGATGCCCGATGGTATTAAACAAATGGTTGGGTTTGCTAAAGATTTTGGTACTGCGATTAAAGCCGGACTTGGTCCATTATTTATAGTTGGAGCAGTAATAGCTGCAGCTGTGAAATCATTTATGGATTTGGAAAATGCAGCCGCAGATTTTAGAAAAGAAACGGGACTTCTTAATTCTCAAATGGAAGATGTAAGAAGTCAGGCTAATCAAATTACACAAGAATTCGCAGAAATAGGAGTTGAAGCAAAAGATGTATTTGATACCGTTGGTTCGTTAAAAGGTGAATTTGGTGATACTGTTAATTTTTCAAAAGAAACGGTAGCGGCTTTAACCGTAATGAATAAAAACTTTGGTATTGCGGCAGAAAGTTCTGCTAAAGTTCAAAGTATTTTTGA